AAAAAACAAAAAAACAAAAAAACAAAAAAACAAAAAAACAAAAAAACAAAAAAACAAAAAAACAAAAAAACAAAAAAACAAAAAAACAAAAAAAACAAAAAAAGATCGAAGGAATAAGATTGTTTAGTTTATCAACAAAAACAAATCTTCCTCTATCTTTATCTATTTTTTTTTATAGATTTAGAGAGAACCAATATAAAAAAAATTGATAAAAAAAAATATAATACATTCGATTATTTTCACTGTCATTAATATATAGATGGCTTTTCAATCAGAAACGAGATTTATGGGTTCTTTGAACATTCTAGTTGGTAATGGCGGTGCTGTTATTAACAATGTTGTTTTGGGTCGTACTCAAGATAACAATGACGTAAGCGGTCATCAAAACATTAGTAATCGTGACGTCCTACAACACGGTATTAATGCCAAAAATAAAAAAAATAGTAAGTGTAAAAAATCAGATGATAAATGTTACTACCATAAAACAGGAGAGTGTTCATATCAACATTTTAGTCCATATACTCCTTGTTCAAAAAATATAAAATGCACATATATAGAATGTAATTTTTTTCATACTAATAAACCTATTAAAAATCCAATCAATAAACCAACTAATAAACCTAATGATAAACCTATTAATAAACCTACCATTGCTAAAAAGAAAGAAAATGGAATTAATCCTACTAGACGAAATTGTAGTGGAACAATTGATACTTGTAAAGAATATAAAGAGGGCAAATGTATTTTCAATCATCCCGAACTATCTATTATAATTGAAGAAGTTAAACCATTAGTAATTGAAGAAGTTAAACCATTAGTAATTGAAGAAGTAAAACAATTAGTTGTCGTTAAAAAGATGTCGAGTAACAGAACCAATGGAATTAACCCATCAAGACCTCAATGTAAGTACACAATATATAATTGTAGATCATATCTTGAAGGATGTTGTATTTTCAATCATATGGAACTTTCATATCCAACACTTGGACTTCATACTGGTGATGAATCATTATATCCAACTCTTGGTTTTATATTAAGTCCAAGTGTTGTTAAAACGTCTGTGCCAAGTTCTGGAATCAGTTATCTTGCAATGGCTCTTAAACCAAAGAAACGTATTTCATATGCTTCTATAATATCACAATCTTTAGAAAATAATAATGTATCTATTAATCAAAATATTAATCAGATTGAACAAATAAAACCAAAAATAAATATAGGTGTTTGTTTGAATGATGAAGATGGATGTTTTAAAACTAATTGTAAATATAAACATCCAAAAAATGGCCATATTCTTGACTATATTAAAAATCGTCCTGAGAGTTCAGAATATTGTTCTCCTTGTAAAAATGAAATCAAATATAGTAAAGATGAACCTAATTTTAAAAAAATCTGTTATAAGGAAAATTGTAAATTTAATCATCCTAATAGATTTAATAAAGAAGGTGAAAATATTGGTCAATATTGTATGCATAATAATAATCCAACTACTGATAGTCAATGTAAAGAATATCTTAAATCTAAACAACCAACCAAACCAAAACACACTATTAATTATGGTATAAAATCCAAAAAAATAGTTGAAGAAGTTAAACCAATTGATGTTAAAGAACCGATTACTGTAGGTCATATTATGCTATGTCCAATTGGTATAAGTATATCTAAAACATTAATTGAATATATTAAAAACAATCGTTCTCCAGATCGTATTGATGTTTATAATATGAATGAAGATGGTTCTACTAATATTTCATTAGATGATATATATGATACCGACGAGAAAAAATATAGTTGGGAACACAAGATCGAGATGATTGAGTATTATTTGAAACACAAATTGTTAAAACGACCAGATAATATGACACATAAAAGATATGTTGAATTAAAATCCAAATTAAATATGCACTTGAAAAATCTTTGTGAGCATAATACTATGTAAATAATAAAATATAACAATATATTTGATTAATTAAATTATAATTACACTTTTGTTTATCATAAAAAAATAGAAAAAATAAAAATATTAATCAGACGATGTAATATTTTTTATAAAAGTACTTTTCATTTTATGTTTATTATTAACAAGAATATATAGAGACATTTTCTGATTGAAATCATCTATACAATTATATAATTTTATTTCTTCATTTTTATATAATTGATCAATTTCAGAATACCGTTGCATAATTTCATTAGTTGGTATATTAAATTTTAATTTATCATCTTGATACATATTATACATCTTAATTATATTATTATATACATACTCTGGAAATACATTTAATTTAATATTTGCAATTGCTCTCTCTTTAATAGTATGTTCTTTTATCATAATATCTTTATTACAATAAAATTCAATACCATCTATTTTCATATCACAAATATCCTTGTATTTTTTATCTAATTGTTGTAATAACCGATAATATGGTTTAAATTTATGTAACTGTTCAACTAATAACAATGCACTATCTGTTGCTATATTTAAATAATGTTCTGGACTCATCACTAGATTATCCATTGTTTGTTGTACTATATATAAATGAGTTTTACATATATCGTTTATCATTGTATCATTACTTACTATGATTTCAACTTTAGCATCTAATGAAACTAATTTATTGTTTTCTTTAACCTCATTATTTGGACTCTCTGAAACATTACTTAACAATATATTTAATTTGGTTTTAATTGCATCGTTCGGTTTATCAATATTCAGTTCGGGTTGAATTGAAATATCATTTAATAAATTTTTATTAGATGAATTATCATTATAATTTTTATGAATGATCTGATTAACGGACATGTATATACTATATTATATATAGTATTATTGTTATATACTTTATAAATCAATTTTTTATATATATGGACTCTAAAATGGTTTATTATCTTTGAAGACCAATATCATTTTTTACATTAATAAACATGTAAATAGTCGATGATATCGATCCATACAATCTCGATCATCATTTTCGATATGATTAAAATCGTCTTTCCATTTTAAATTATCCTTATGATTATTTAGTTTGTTTCCATCTATATGCAACACATCATCCATTAATATGTTTTTATCATCTGATAAAAATGTTTCTGCCATTAAATTATGAACCAAATAACGTCTGTTTTCTAAATAGATTATTTTATAACCATTATATATTTTTGGTTCAATAAATTGGTTTGTTATATTGCTATAAATAGTTCCACAATTTGAAATCAAATATAGTCTCAATTCTGGATGATTTTTTATATAATAATATTTAATATTTGTAATATCTATATGATCATTATTTTGTGTGGCTGCCATTAAAATATATATTATACATATTTTAATAGTATTTGAATTATAAAATAAATTAATCAATTTTTTAGTATCTATTATACTCTTATTTTATAAATATATTTATTATTATTTAGATGATATTATTAATTTACTTAACTTTGAGTTGTGAATTTGTTAATTTCTGGGATAATTTTAGGTAGAATATTAATAGCCATTAATTCCTGTTGTAGTAATTTAAATGCGTATGGTAAAGTTACTTTACTGATTTCAGTGCCATTACATACCATACAATAGTATGCATCAATATTTTTTATTTTGGTTGCAATAATACCACATTTATTACATACATGTAGATCGTAAATATCAGAAGTATCAACTAATCTTTCCTTTAAAAACTGTGCAGCGCCGTGTCCTATCATAGCGTCGCGTTCCATCTCCAATTATACCAAACTTCACAAGGCATTTCCTCCTTGCATCATTGTTCTTAGAATTTCGACTTTAATATCCTAACAGTTGATTTGTATCAACAAACTGTTATGTGTAAGATATTAAAGGCTACGTCCTAACACTGTTACCAGTGGGTTTAGATCATACCTTAAGCCAACAGATTTATCTGTAAGCCCACAATCGTCTGGTCGTTGAACCTTCCACTAAAACGAAATACTTGTTAGCATCTCAATTTTAGAGGCTTGGCTGCGGATTGTCCTTAACATATAACTTTTTACTATACACCATGCGATTAACATGGTCCATCATTGATTCACACCAATGACTTAGTATTATATGTTCGATTAATTCAAGCAAATATAAATGCTTAGAATTAAAACAGGATGTCCCCGCAATTTGACTGTGTCGCCTATTACACATAGACTAGCCAATATTTTGTATTGACTCTTTGGCAATAATGGTTTACCAAATCTTAATCCACCGTTTAATGCACGTCCTTCGGGTGGTTGATGAGTGATTAATTGTCTTGGTCCTCTACTTCTACTATTAGCAGTCCAAATTGGGATACCATTTCTTCTCACATAAAAGGTTTCATTAGGAACTTCCAAACAAAATACTGCACCTTTATAGTCATATACTCTTTCTAAATTATCTAATGATCCATTATTTACAAACAATGGTCTATTATTATTTTTATTAATATATAATGTGTATTGAAGATCTTCCTTTTCAATAGTTGCTGAGTAGCCAGAATGTAGAGCCAGTTGTTGAACTTGATCAGCAAGCTCTTTATTATTTGTAATAAATTTATCATTATATATCAAATTATTTAATACATATTGTGATTGTTCAAGATTTAAATATACAAACCAATCAGGTAATATCTCAATAGTTTGTAATTTGATAGACATAACTACTCTATTTAAAATACCGATTGGTCCTTGATTATCAAATTGACCATAATAAAACATATATTTTTGATTTATATTTGTTGCATCACTCTTGTAATATCTTTGTTGACCAATAATATCACTTGCAAATTCATAATCATATGTATTACCATCAACAGATGTCAACATACGATGATTAGTGGTTACATTCAAACTAATTTGTGAATTGTTAATTTCATACATTTTACCTTCATAGTCTGGGTAATAGTGAATTTTAATTGGTTTATGATATTCCAAATTACCAGTATTTTTATTCAATGTTGCAACATAATCGTCCATATTTAGTTCATTATATTGTTTCCATCCTTTAGATGTTAAAACTTCATGATCTAATGTTAAACAATGAATTTTATCATTAACCATATGTTTTAAACGTAAGTAATACGTTGGTCCAATAAATATTTTTACTCTCATTCTTTTACCAGTCATACCACAGTATAGGGTTTCTAATCCGTTATCATCATAACCATATTGTTTAAATATTTTATTAACTTCTTCAACATCCAATTTATTAAATGGAGTGGCATCAGTTAATTTTCCCTGAAGAGCTGAAGTTTTCGATAATACACATTCAAAGAGCTGTCCAATCGTCATTCTACTCGTTATACAATGTGGATTAATAATTAAGTCTGGCTGTATGCCATCTTTAGTAAATGGCATATCTTCAGTCCTTAATAATACGCCAATCGTCCCTTTTTGTCCATGTCTTGAGCAATTACCAGTCCAATGCGTCTTATCATTATATTTTGTTAAAAATACACTTGTTGGAACTTGTAAGCAATATACTTTACCAGTGTATGGAACTATCTTATGTGTTCCAAATGATGGCACAACTTCTACTTCCTTATTATCAGTTTTATAAGTTAGCACTTCATT